TCCACCGATGTTACCCACCAACTCAGCCCCTGCCTCACGAGCGATGAACATCTGTCCTTGGTTGGGGAAGCCACCCTCTGCGAACTTAGGCATCATGCCCGAGAAATCAGCCTTGCCGATTTTGTCAATGTCCCATCGACTGCCGGGGATAATCTTGTTGATACCATGAATGATGGCATTGATTCCGCCGATAAGTAGGTTTGCGATTCCTTCGAGGATTGCTACACCGATGGCAACACCCAACTTGAGGAACAACGGCAGGTTCTCCACAAATACCTCAATGAGCGTCATCACAATATCTGGTATGGCGTCCACGAGTGCGAAGATGATGTCCGGCAGTGCCTGTACTATCGAAGCTACAACACTTACCAAAGACTCGATTATCATATTGAGACTGTCTTTGTTTGTCAGCACACCGACAATGGTCTCGATAACCTTGGGAATAGCCTCGATGATAGCAGGCATTGCTTCCGCTACACCAGTGAGCAGGTTCTCCAAGAAATCAACTCCTGCCTCAATCATGAGCGGTGCAGACTCCAAGAACTTCCCGACAGTGCCATCGGCGATATATTGTGCGAGTGCAAAAATCTTTCCAGCAGGGCCTTCTCCGAGTATTGCCCCAATGACACCACCCATAGCTTCTTGTTGTTGCAGGGTTGTGCCACCTTCGGCAGGAGCACTCTTGAACAGTGTCTGAAAAGACTTACTGTCTGCAAACTTCTTGAACGAACTGAAGAGCAGTGTCACAGCACCCTCTCCCACCTTCTTGAAAGCACGATAGGTCTTGCCAAGCACTCCGTCACCTTCTTCGAGGCTCTCCTTGAGATTCTTGAATGCGTCACTGACACCCTTGACGACCTTCGTGTTCATGAAGGCTTGCCCCAACCCAGCCAATCCACTAGGGAGTCCTGTTGCGACTTCTGTACCGACCTTAAATCCCTTGCTCGCCCATTTACCGATGAACTTGGCCCCTTCTTTCATTTGGTCAAGAACAGGAAGTTCACCAAGCCATTGCAAGCCGTCCCAAATCTTCTCGCCGACCCACACAAGACCTTCTCCAATGTCGGAGTTCATCTTGTCTATGGCTGTGGTAAGGTTTGCTATCGACTCTCCTCTGTATTTATTATCGTCAGTATATCCAGCAGATGCCATCCGTTCCTTGGATGTCCAACTTGGGACTTGTGTAGGTTGTACCTGTGCTCGTTCAAATATATTCCACTTCGGAACGTTCACACCATCAGCGTAGAGAGAGATTCCCCTATCCTTGAGTTGCTGTTCGTTCATGACGACAGTCTCGCCGTTGTGCTCGGTGACAAGCTCGGGGCCTTTCTCTCCGGCTACGAAGAGATTGCCCTTCTCTGGTACACCTCCGTTAGCATATCCACTAGGAGTATTTGTTGATAATTTTGCTTCATGTGGCTTTAGTGTGTCTCTTATTGCGGTACCTAAGTCAATCAAAGCACCTACGAGGTCAAACATGCCAAGGACTTTACCTATTCCGGTCTCTTTGAAATTTTCCTCTACCACAGTCGTTTTATCTGATAGCCATTGAAGAGACCTACCCAATGCGTTTGGGTCTTCCTTTGGACCAAATATTTTATCTGTGCCTGCTTCTATAAGGTTTCTCCAACCAGCACCCAAATCCAAATCGAGCAATGCTACAATATTAAAGACAATCGCCCCATTTTTTACTGAGCCAGTCAAAGCCGCGGCACCTAACCCAGCAATTATTGCGTTTTTTAGAGTCTTACCTAACTCATCAAACGAATCTTGTTCTATGGCATCCGCAATATCAAAACCTATCTTGATTGCTCCCATGGCAGTAAATAATGCCAACAATCCGGTTGGCCCAGCTATCATGCCTCCGATGGTTAGTATATGAGCCAAACCCATAATTAAATTGGATGCAAATTTGATGGTTTTCCAAACTATAAATGCTTTTGTCAAGAAAGCAACTGCCTTGGCCAGCTCACCACCAGTTCCTTCACTCAAATTCTTAAACCAATCTGGGGCAATCAATTCGAACACCGGTTTCAGTGCGTCATTATAGAGTTCCTTGAAGTACTTTACAATATCGGTTGCACCATTGGCAATTCCAGTAACAATTTCGTTCATTATACGGAGACCTTCCATCCTGTCCCCGTCCGGCCCTTCACCACCGAATACCTCATCCCAAAGACCCTTTACCGCAGTCTTGGTGGTCTCGAACACCTTTCCTATCTCGGTAAACAAGGTCTTCCACTTCAAGATGATGTCATCAAAAATGCCCTTACTGGCTTCCATGTTGTTGTTATAATCATCGATACCGAGGTCAATCTGGCTCTTTACATCATCGGCGGTAGGGAACAGGTCATCAATACTCGCCCCAGTGAGACCGCTTTCATCATCGCTGAGTACGTTCAGTTCATCGATTCCGGTCATGGCAGAAGCACTGTCTCGGGTGTACTTGAGAATCTTGGCCCAATTCTTCTGTGTATTGTCGGTGGATTTCTCGATGTCATTGCTTTCGTCCGCCACGGTTTTCATGAATCCGCCAAGGTCGTCACGAATCTCTGGAGCATCGTATCCCAATGTCTTAGCCATTTGACGTGCAAGGTCAGCAAGGGCCATGGTAAGACCAATTACCTGCGGAATGAGCTTTTTGATAATGGGGATGGCAACGTTGCCTAGTTCACGCATAAGCACGTGGAACTGTTCTCTAAGTATTCTCAGCAAGTTTTCTGGTTGTTCCAAGGTTCGTGCCAAGTCACCCTGCGCATTCTTGGTCTGCTGGAGAGCGGTAACATAACGAAGCTGGATTTTCTCCATTTCAGTCATGTTGCGGATTGACTTCTTGATACCGAGGTTGCGTGCAGTCTCAGCCAAGTTGTTCTCGGTGATGATGATACCGATACGTCTGAGCGGTTCTGTCTCACCAACAAGACCTGCCTGCAACTTGGTTACAGCATCCTCAATGGTGATGTTGTAGAACGAGGCAAGGTCGTAGGCCAGCTTGGTGAAGTTCTCACTGAGGGTATACGCCTTGTCAGAACTCAATCCGAGAGCTTCGGAAATCTGATAGAACAGACCTTGTACACGGGTGAGCTGAGCTTCGTCAAGATAGAGCGATTCACTCATTTCCTTGATGAACCCTGTTGCACGGCTTGTGTTCTCCCCAAGGGCCACCATGAAGAGGTTCAAGTTCTCAACGTAGGCAATGGACTCTTGGATACCTTGCCCAAAGGCCCTCAACGCACGTCTTGCCACATATACGACAAAGGTAATCTGTGTAATCTTCTGTATGAGTCTACTCATACCGCTGGTGGCGTTCTTTGTATCCCTGTGTACTCCCACCATTGCCGAACCGACCGTCTTGAGTCTTGAGCGCATAGTGTTGAGTGCAGTTGAGGTTTGGCGTGTAGTGGCAGTGACCTGCTTCATTGCTGTTGAAGTGGTCTTTGCGCTCGCACTCGCACCTTTCAGTCCGGTCTTGATACCGGAGGAAGCACTCACGATACCGTTCAGTGTGTCTATCGCTCCGCTTCCACTTGTCTGGACACGTGCAAACGCATCGTTGAGTTTATCAAGACTCTGTACGAGTCTGTCCAACGATGTTGAGGCCTTGCCTGCGCTCGCTTTGATTCCAAACGATATTTGGTCAATATCCATGTAGTTCTCCTAATAAAAAAGCAGTGAGTTGTGGCTCACCGCTTCTTCAATCCCCCATTCATTGCGTCCGTAAGCTGTTTGAAAGCAAGGAATTGGTTCTCAAGTTCCCTCTCCCTTCTCTTTCTTTCATCGCTCGAACGTTTCTTCCGTTCGGTGAATGAAATCGGCTCGGCGACATATTTTGACTTTCGTCCCTTTGAGAACGAGTTAGCCAAAGCAACTTGCAGGGCATTATGAACGTAAAGCCCGGTCAACCATGATTGATAATCAATGAGACTGGATTGCATCTGTTCCTCACGCTCCAACCTCAATCTGTATGCCTCGACATAACTCCAGAATCGGCTTGGCTTTCCATCCCAAAACTCTTCCGAAGGCATCCCGATTGCAATGGCTTCCGGATACAATTTCCTCTCGATAAGCTCAGTGGCGGTTCGGTAAGAGGGAGTTTTTACCTCCCCCTCCGAGAGAACTACTTCTTCACTGTGAGAAGTTTCTTCTTCCGACCGCCACCCTTGGGGTTTAAGGCGTTACTCAGAAGCTCGACAAGTCCTTCAACGAGCGCATCTTCCTCGTAACCATCCTCACCTACGAATTTCTCATAGATTGCGTCCATGTCCTCAACCTTGATATTCTTGTGATTCTTAATCAGAGCACCGTAGAGCAGTGCCTTCAAGAACTTCATGGTCTCGCTGTAGGATTTCATTTCCTCACGAACCAACATGGACACACCGAACGCCTCTTCCGCTTGACACACAGAATTACGTGTATACTCAAGAGTGTACTCCGTGTCCCCTATCTGTGCTTTCAATACTGTTTTCTCCATCCTTGACTCCTTATGTTAACGTAGCTTACGCAATATCTTCCCATTCAATCTCGGAATTGGGAACCAGTGAAACCGTGCCAGTAATAGGTGCATCGACATCAACACTCTCGTTGAATACCATGGACGCCTCGCCTTGGAAGTATGCTCTCTTACTCAGAGGAGCAGGGAACTCAACACACCATTCGTGTTCGGCTCCACCTTCCTCAGCGGTGATTGCTGTATCAACAGCGTCAATGACCTCGCTGGTGAAGATACAAGGGAAGTCCAAGTTTCCACCAACATCAGCCAAGCCCTTGATGTACACATGTGAAGTGTTGTCAAGGTCGGTGACTTGATGGGTCGAGGGGCTTGCTCCGAGTGCAGGGATTCCAGTGATGTCTGGAATGTAAGTGTAACTCACAGGACGAGCTGGTGCTACTGTTGCTACCGCATATCCCAATTTGATTCCTTGTGAAATCTGTGCCATAATTTTTTCTCCTTACCGATACATGTAATCGGTTGTAATATCCAATATCCCAGTGTATCGCAGTGTTCTCCTTGATACAGTGGCATCATTCACGTCCGGTATCTCAACGGTACTGGTTCTTGTCATGCCGAACACACGATTGAGTGCCTCGTCCACGACAGCCCCGATTTCCTTGGCTACCGAACTTCCTGCGGTGGGTACTCCACCGACTATCATGTCCTTGGAAAAGATATCAATCTGATAGGTTACATTAGAAAGAATCTCTTCTCCGTTCACCGCCAATCTCGTGGTATTGTTCACCTCATCGATGATTACCATGGGATAAGCAGGTGCAAGTTTGCTGTATGATGGACGAATGGATTTCACTGTCACGGGATACGTCTGTGCCTCAAGCACGGTCTTTACCTCATCAAGCAAATTCTTCATCCAACACCTCTCTTACTATTTCCTTGACGGCCTTGCGGGTTTCATCCCTTGCCTTCAATACAGGCGCCTCGGGTTTCATACCTCTGGAGTGACGATACTGTCCTGTGTCCTTCCTGCGGTATATCCATCCAGCAGGGCCATGCTCGTTCACATCGTAATCCCAGCCAGCCTTGTTCAAGGTAATTTCATCCGGATAGGGGTTGTTCTCTCCCACATATCCAGTGCCGAACTCGATGTACGCAACATCCTCTCCAGCATAGACCACCCTGCGCATGTGACCATCGTCATCGATGAAAACACTTCCCGGCATATTACCGTCAATACTCATGGTGGGAGCGAAATTCTCAAGCTGATTCCTGCCATATTCGGCAATCCGTTCCTCAGCCTTGTCGAGTACCCCGTCCAACTCATTTTGCAGTCTCAAAACGAACTGCTTCAACTCATTGATTCCCTCACTACCGAGCGTCACGTTGATGGTTCTCATACCGCCAGCCTCTTGAGTATTACCCCGATGTAATTCGGTGTATCTTCAACCCCTGCAACGATATAATCTGCACCTACCGCCATCATTTCCTCATCCGGAGTGTCGGGGGTCTGTGCGTCAACATAGAACCTGTCCCCATTGGTCAAGTCATGAATCCATCTTGTCAGATACTCATCGACCCACCCATAGGGATTTTCCTCAGTCATCCCATAGTCTGACTCACCCTCGATTGGATGGTCGTAGCCATAGGGATTGAATACAAGGGTATTGCGGAGGGTGTCACGGGATATAATGAATCGCTTCATCCCAGTCTCGATGGTTCCTCCGGTTGTCCTTGACCAATCAGTGGACACGGGCATGGGGTTGCATCTGAGCGCAACAGGAACATCAAAATACTCAATACCGTCATCGGTGAGATTACGTTTTGAGTGGTAGATGATTTTCTCGTTGCGTTCCAACATCCTCATGATTGTCCCCTAAATCTCGGTATCACGAGTCTCAAGAGGCTATCGGGATACATCGACCCTGCTTCATAGCGTCTATCAACTCCATTTTCTGCATGGTAGTTCTGCCCCTCGGCCCCCATCTTGTTGTAAGCAACCAACGCCATTTCCACCACCACACTCCGGTACTGCGGTTCCACCACAGCCTCCAAGGTAGGGGTGTACTGACGAATGTCGTTCACCACATCAATGGCAGTCTGCAAGTGGTCACTGAGCACGGCATCTTCCACCGTCCCACTGAACCGCAATCTGACTTTCAGCCTCGCCAACAGTTCATCCATTATGCCACATCCCATTTGGCATACAGTGTCATTGCTCCCTCAACCTTGGCGGAAGAGAAAACAACAACATCTGTATACGCTTCATCATAATACCATCCACCAAAAGTGAACCCTGCCAATGTAGGCTCTGCTGGTTCGCTTACCAAACCACCATACTTGATGGTCTGACTTGCTACAGCGGAACCGCCATCGGTATCGAATGCCACCACATACTCGGCGTTCTCGGTGAGGATTGAGCTTGTAGGCACAATCGACACGGTTCCGGTAACAGGAGCATCCACATCCACAGACTCGTTGAACGCCTTGGACACCTCTCCAGTGAAATACATCCTCTTCCCAAGGGGAAGGGGGAACTCCACCGCCCACTCAAGGGTGTTTACCCCTTGAGCAGTAATGGCATAATCGACAGCATCGATAACTTCATCGGTGAAGATGCAGGGGAAATCGAGATTCCCTCCAACATCCACAAGACCCTTGATATATCGGTGCATCGAATCGTTCAGTGTGGTACGCTGATGAGTAGAAGGAGTGGCACCGAGAGCTGGAATACCAGTCAAATCGGGCAGAAAGGTATAGGCTTTCGGACTGGTGCCGGAAACCATGTAACCCAATCTAATTCCCTTTGAAATCTGTGCCATTATTTACTCCTTAAATCCACTTGGCGTAGAGAGTTATGTCTGCTGTCACCGGAGTGGCAAAGTTATAAGCCTCAAGGAACGTAGTGTCATCGGTGTACCAACCACCAAAGGTAAACCCATCGAATGTGGGGTCTGCTGGTTCGGTTGCGGTACCACCTTCCAATATAATCTGTGCCTCGACCAACGAACCTCCGTTGGTGTCGAACTTCACTCTTACATACCCATCAGCCAACGCATTGGCCATTGCGGTGCGAGAACCGACTACGGTCATTGCAGAACCTGCAACGCCTGTGATTCTCGCATCGACATTGGGAACAAGGAAGAACTGCGACTGCGAGACGTCAACTGTCTTTCTCAGTTCGGTCTCGCTCTTTCGCATTGGTTCCAAGGTATAGGTGGGTTCGGCATCTTCGGATACTGCAACAATGCGATAGATAAGTCCATCGTATGCTACATAATCTCCAAATTTAGCCATCTGTTATCCCCCTTACGCTACGTTGGTGATGAACGCCACGAGCGGAATGTTCTTGGTGTCGTACTTCATGCTCCACATTGCAGGAGTTGCGAACTCTGCGTTGGTGGGGGACTCAGTTCCGACACTTTCGGTATCAAAGGAGAAACCGTAAGGGTGAAGCAGTCTGCCCCACTTGCTGTACAGCTTCTGCACACCGCCAGTGGTCTCGGGGTCGTAATCCACGTAGTTTGGAGTGTCAATCCGAACAGGGGCGGTTACGAACAATCCGGTACCAAGCAGGTAAGTGTGATACTCGACCTTTCCGCTGGTTGCATTGGCTACTGCGGTTGCGGTGTCATCGATGATGACGGGCTTGCCAAGGAAATACTTGACAAACGGGTTCTCACTCTGCTTGCCATCCTTGATTGCCACATCAGTGGCGAATCCCTGCCGAACGAGGTCGGTGTAAACCGCACTGTGCATAAACCATACTTGGAACTCTTCCATATGGTCTCCGAGAGCTTCCTGCATTGCTACAATGGCAGTATCGGGGGTCAGACGGTTTGCGTCCTCAACGGTTCCGGCTCCCTCAAGCGCAATGTCGTTGACATGGCTTGCAAAAGCGGCAACTCCCTCAAGTCCCTTGAGAATGGAAAGCAGAGCCTTCTGGTTCTCCTTGGCTTGGTATGCACCGACAGAGCGGGCAACATTGGCGAGGTCGTTTGCCCCGGTAAGCTCATGGGTGAAGTCCTGCTCCTTCCATGCCTTCATCCGACGATAAGCCATGGCGGTCATGCTGGAGCCACTGAGTTCTACAGGGGTGTTGTCAGTCAGACCATCATAGTTCAGAGCATCCCCGTCGAAGGGCTGATAGAAACGAATGGTGACAACGTTGTTCTCGTTTGCGAGTGAATTGGCGACACGAGCGTCAGCAGGGCGGACTACGCCACTGTTGATAAGCTGTGGATTGATGGGGTCTCTCTCAGAGATATACCCAGTGAAAACCTCGGGGTCAAAGGAAAAACCGCCGAAAAGTCCAGTTCTTGGCATAATGAAATTCTCCTATTAAATCTTGGTTCGCAACTTTTCCATTTCAGCCTTGTACTTGGCGGGGTCTGCTTCCTTGAGCTTCATCCGCTCCTCAAATCCCATGTCCTTGAAATCCTTTGTTTCAGTAGTCTGAGTCTTTGGTTTCGGTGTGTTCTGGAGAGCCTTGCGGGTGTTGCGTTCCTGCTCTTTCTCCAATGCCTTCTTGACCACTCCGGCAAATTTGTCCACTCTTGCCAATGTAGCGTCTTTGTCGTCAGTGACGACCAGTTCAAGAATCTCGGAGAGTTCCTCCCCTGTAATACCGCTGTCAACCAATTTCTCACGAGCAAGGGCACGATTCTCGATGGTGAGTGCTTCCTTCATTCTGCGTTCCACTTTCTGTTCCGCTGTGAGGGTTGCCTCTGCTTCGAGTTCTTCCTGCAAGGTCTTGCGCACATCGGGGTCTTTCAAAGCATCACGCTTCGCCTTCTCCCGAGCGGTCATGCTCGCCTTGCCACGTTCCCTGTCGATGAACTTCTGAATCTCCGGACTCAAGTCCTCGAACTTGATTTCTTCCGTACTCTGATTTGGTTCTGTTGCTTGAGTGTCACCAGTCTCGATGACCTCTTCCGCTTGTTTGTTTACATCTTCCGGCATATGTCCTCCTCGGTTCGCCTCCGTCTCCCATGTAGGTCTACGTATCGCCCCGTTTTATGCTACTTCGTATTATATACGATTATTGAACAAATGTCAATATAAACACTATTAATTTATCTGTCAACTTTCTGTTTCAGTGACTCGTCCTCGGGATTGGTCAATTTCTCGTCTCCGTCCTTGACCCGACTGTACATCACTTCGGTTGAATGCTCCTTGGTCTCCCAATACTTTTCACCCCGCTTCACGAGGTCATCGGGTTCACTAGTGATACC